CCTTTGCGCTCAGGGTGAAAAGGTCTGCATTGCTAGCTTTGAGATGAAGCCGATCAAGACCTTGGAGCGCATGGCCACGCAATGGGCAGGGCCAGACATGGACAGCAGCGCCGGCCTGATCGACAGCTATGAGCAGTTCAGGGACTGGACAAACGGCAAGCTGTTTTTGTACGACCAGCAGGGCACGGTGACGGCCCGGCAAGTCTTTGCCGTGGTCAGGTATTGCGCCAAAGAGAGGGGCATCACCCATGTCTTCATTGACAGCCTCATGAAGTGCGTGGCCGGCGAGGATGACTACAACGGCCAGAAGGCGTTTGTTGACGAGCTGACGGCCATTGCCCGCGATCACGGCATCCACGTTCACTTGGTGCACCACATCAAGAAGCCTGAGAGCGAAGACAGCAAGCCCAATAAGTACGCCTACAAGGGCTCAGGTTCGATCACCGATCAGGTGGACAACGTGATCAGCGTCTGGCGTAACAAGGCCAAGGAACGCGCCAAAGAGGGCGGCAAGACTGACCGCGAGAAAGAGCACGACTGTTTGCTGATTTGCGACAAGCAGCGCAACGGCGATTGGGAGGGAACCATCGGACTGTGGTTTGACCGTCCGAGCATGCAGTTCGTTGGAGAGGCAGGGCAGCCGCCATTGGCTTTGTACGAAAACCCAAGGCTGAGCGCATGAGTCGCCGCATGACCGTTTACCAACTCCTCCAAACCAAACCGATGACACAGCCCCAGCTAATTAAGGCCACGGGTTGGGATGCCAGCGCAGTCAAAACCGCGCTTCAGGGCTTGAGACAAGGTGGGTATGTCACGCGATCAGGAAGTGCCCGAGGCGGTGTTTATGCAGTTGCGAAAAACCGCAGCTATGGGGGAGCAGTGGCACATCGATCAAGCCGTGTGGCTCGCCTGGCAAGACGGCAATGTGAGCTTGCAAAGTGGATGGCGCGACTACGTCTGGGCGGAGGTCAGGGCAATGGACACGATATGGCCGGGGTCGAAGGCCAAGTTTCTGGCGCGCATGAAGGCGCTGAGGTCACAGCATGAGCGCGCTGCAAGTGACCCTGCCATGGCCGCTCAAAGAGCTAAGTCCTAACGTCCGGGCGCATTGGACGGTGCGGAGCAAGGCGGCGAAGAAGTACCGCGCAGCCTGCAACCTGTTGGCGCTTGAGGCCGGCCTGCGCAAAGGCTCAGTGACGTGGGAAGGCGACATCCACGTCTGGATCGACTTCTACCCGCCTGATCGCCGCGCTCGTGACGACGACAACCTGATCGCGGCTTTCAAGTCGGGCCGCGATGGGCTGGCCGATGCCCTGGGCGTGGACGACAAGCGATTCCGCATTCACCCCTATGTCATGGCCCAAGTGGGCGGCATGGTGAAGGTGCGGCTCACCCCTGAACCGAAGCTGCCGTCATGACCACAGAGCAACGCTGCGCCGAAGCGCTCAAACGCATCAACGAATGGATCAACCGATCAGCAGGCCAGCACATGCGGGCACTGAGGCGCAAATGAACGTCCGCACGATCAACGCCATCAACCCTCAACAAGCGCACAAGGCGCTGTCTGAGCAGCTTTGGCCCTTCGTCAAGGCAATGCTGACCGCTGGCCACCAGATCAGCATCACGGCCAAGCCAGCCACGCGAAGCACGGAGCAAAACGCAAAACTGCACGCCATGCTGGGTGAGATTGCCAACCAGAAGCATTGGGCTGGCCAGCGCCGGGACAGCGAGGTCTGGAAGCGCCTTCTTGTGGCCGCGTGGTGCCGGGCCCGTGGTGAGTCCATCGAGATACTGCCAGCGCTGGATGGTCATGGGGTTGACGTGGTGTTCAGGCGCACCTCGGAACTGACCAAGGGCGAGATGGCCGAGCTGATCGAGTTCGTCCAAGCCTGGGCGGTGGAGCAGGGCGTTCGCCTGGCTGACCAGTGGGTGGACCCTGAGACTGGCGAGGTGATGCCGTGAGTAAAACCACCCTCGTCGATCTGAGGTCAGGCAATCGCATTGATTGGCCGCAGGTCATCCTGGACCTTCAGCGGTCCGACTGGGGGCAATCGCAGAGGAAGTGGACACCGATGCAAGCCATTGCCGAGGCTTGCGGGCGTGGCCCGAGCTGGGTGTGGGCCTTGAAGAACGTGGACGGAACCGAGCCAAAGTTCCACGACGGCATGATGCTGATCGGCTTGTGGGCGGAGAAAACCGGCGGCACTGAGCTTCCATTTCATCGGGAAACCAAAACCGCTTTGTCTTGAGACTCGGGGGGTTTCGAAAAACCCCTTGGAGTTGCCATGCCCAGAGCTGCCCGCGTTGATGTAGTCCACGTCCCTGGCGAAGCCAACGAAGCCGCTGGTGAGCAGCCTGCAGACGAGCTTCCTACCGAAGCGCCAGCGGCAGAGCCAGAGCAGCCGGTTGTAGCGCTGGCACCCGGCGAGCTTCCCACCGAAGAACAAGCCTTGGCCATCGTTCGGGCTGATCCGGTCCGTCGCTCGGTGCTGTCCAAGTCGGGCTACGTCACCCTGCCCAAGATCGTGCGCGAGCGCGACGAATCCGGCTTTGCGAAGGCCTGACCATGTGCACCGGGCTTGAGCTGCTGGCTGCTGCTGGCACTGCTTCCAGCATCAAGTCGGCCAACGACCAGCGCAAGGCGTCCAAGAACGCTGAGCGCCAAGCAGCCAACGCTGAGACTGAGCGCAAGGCCGAAGAAACGAAGGCCCAGCAAAACGCCTACGCCCAAACCCAGATGTCGCGCAAGGCTCTGCGCGAGAACTCACTGTTCACCGGGGGCGGCACTTCGGCTGGCCAGCAGACCTTGGGGGTTTGATGGCCGATGCCGACAAGATCAAGCGCCGCGATGCTGACCTTCAAGCGGAGAAGCAACTCCACGAGCAGGTTTGGAAGGACTGTTTTGATCTGAGCATGCCTGCCCGTGCTCATGGGTTAATGTCCGAGATCATCACGGCGACCGACGCCCAGCAGCGCAAGGCGATCATTTACGACTCGACGGCACCCGAATCGGTGCGGGTTGGTTCAGCCACGGCGATGGGCGGCATGGTGCCCAGCAATGCGCAGTGGTTCTACCTGGACATCGGCAGCGAGACCGACGCCGAGCAGGTTTGGTTGGACGAGACTGCCAAGTTCATCTGGCAGAACATCCACAGCAGCAACTTTGACGCCGAGGCGTTCGACGCCATGCACGACGTGTGGATCGCCGGATGGTTCGTGCTGTATTGCGACGAGCAGGACGAAGGCGGCTTTCACTTTGAGTGCTGGCCGATCGGTGAGTGCAAGGTCGCATCGACTCGCACTGGCGGGCTGATCGATACGGTCTACCGGCGCTACCGCAACACCGTGGGCCAAGTGGTGACCAAGTTCGGCTTGGATGCGGTGTCGGACAAGGTGCGCACGATGTGGGAGAACAAGAAGTTCGACGAGAAGGTCGAGCTGCTGCACGCCATTGAGCCCCGCGAGCAGTACGACGGCAACGCCAAGATGGGCACTGCCATGCGGTTTGCGTCGTGCCACATGGAGTACGACAGCAAGAAGCTGCTGCGCGAGAGTGGCTACCAAGAGTTCCCCTGCATGGTGCCGCGGTGGTCGCGCCTGCCCAATTCTGCCTATGCCACCGGCCCCATGTCGGACGCTCTGCCCGACGTGCGCACGCTGAACGAGGTCACCAAGTGGACCTTGATGGGTGCCGAGACTGCCATCGCACCGCCCATGATCGCGGAAGACGACGGCGTTCTGAACCCGAAGAACATCAAGATGGGGCCACGCAAGATCATCGTGGCCAACTCGGTGGATTCCATGAAGCCGCTGATCACCGGGGCGCGGGTGGACTTCGGGCAAATGACCCGCGAAGGCCTGCAGGCTGGCATCCGCAAGATCCTGATGGCCGATCAGTTGCCGCCAGTCGAGGGCCAAAGCAAGACCGCCTATGAGTGGTCGGTGCGGGTGCAGATGCTGCGCCAGATGATGGGTCCGATGTTCGGGCGGTTCCAAGCCGAGTTCTTGGGTCCACTGGTGGAGCGCTGCTTCGGCATCGCCTGGCGTGCCAATGAGCGCAGCGGCTACCGCCTCATGGGCAGGCCACCTGAGACGCTGCTGGACCGCAATTTCACGGTGCGTTACTTGTCGCCGCTGGCCCGGGCCCAGCGTGAGAACGAGCTGGCCAGCATGGATCGCTTCGAGGCTGACTTGGGCATGACCTCTCAAACGACTGGCCGCACTGACCTGCTGGACCTGTACGACTGGGAAGAGGGCAAGCGCGAGAAGTCCCGCATGCTGGGTGTGCCTCAGAAGCTCATTCGGGATGCCAAGGCGCTCCAACAAATCCGCGAGCAGGCCGCCCAAGCGCAACAGGAAGCCCAGCAGCAGGCCATTCAAGCCCAAGGCCAGGTTGAGATGCAGGGTGCGATGGCTCAGCGTGTGGCGACTGCAGCATGAGCCAGGAACCAGACGAACGCGCGCGGCTTGATGCCCTGTACCGCGACCTGTTCGAGGTGGACAAGCGGGGCACGGAGGTGTTCGAAGACCTCTACCGGCGGTTCGCCAGCAAGGCCAAGGTGCACACAGCGGGTGGGATCGACGCGGTGTTGAAGACCTACCAAGACGCGGCGCACCGGGAGGTCATTGAGTACATCGTCACTCGCTGCAACCGGGCCAACGGCGTCAACGATTCCCAACCCACCCCAGGAGATGACCATGCCACCTGAAGCCGCCCCAGCCCCTGCTCCCGCTGATCCAAGCGCCGCAGCGAACGCAGCAGCCCCATCCCAAGACTCGCTGTTCACTCAGCCTGCCGCTGCCGCACCAGCTGCCGCCCCGGCACCCCAAGACACCCCACCCGGTGAGCCCAAGCCAGCAGCCGAAGGCCGTCCCGACTGGCTGCCCGAGAAGTACGCGGTGCTGGGTGCCGACGGCAAGCTCGACCTGGCCGCCAGTTCGCAGAAGCTGGCCGACGGCTACTCCAACGCGGTCAAGCGCATCGGCACTGGGGACCTCCCGCCAGAGTCTCCGGACGCCTACAAGGACAGTCCCATACCGGACGAGTTCAAGGACGTGCCCTTGGACCCCGAACTCACCCGCTCTTTTCGTGAGCGCGCACACAAGGCCGGACTCACCCAGTCACAGCTCGATTTCGTCATGGGGGAATACTTTGGCGTGGTGCCTTCGCTGCTCAACGCTCAGGCCAGTTTCACTGCCGATCAAGCGCGGGCCGAGCTGTCCAAAGTGTGGAGCAACCCGGCCGAGCTGCAGGCCAACATGACCCACGCGGAGCGCGCAGTCTCAGCGCTCCCCGGCCCACTGGCTCAGCAAGTGCGGGAGAAGTACGGCACCGACCCGCTGTTCTGGCAGTTCGCAGCCCAGTACGGGCGTGAGGTGGGTGAAGACCGCTCACCGCAATCCCCAGGCGCGCAAGCCACAGCAACCGACGTGGACGCCCTGATGCGCACTGATGCCTACCGCAACCCCAAGAACCCAGACCACGCCAAGGTCAGCGCGCAGGTTCGTGAGGCGTTTGAGAAGCGCTTTGGCACCGCTCCAGCCATGGCCTGATCCGTTCAACCATCAACTTAACAGAGACCCACCATGTCATTCCAAACACTGCTCGCATCCGCAGCACGCACGGCTTCACAAACGACGCCGCAAACCGGCTCGATCAATTCGCAGTCGGATACCGGCAAAACAGTCACGCTGGTCTTTGACGTTTCCGCAGTCCCAGGCACGGACACGGTGCAACTCGTCGTCGAGCACATCGACCAAGCGGGCCGAGTCATTGCCGCATTTACAGCCGCCGCCCGTGTGGCCGTTGGCACCGACATCGTGATCTTGGGTGAAGGCCAACCAGTCCTGACGCCAGCATCGGCGGCCGGTGGAGTGCGTCATTCAGCACCGATCCAGCTGGGCCAGTACCGCTGCCGGGTTGTCCACAGCGCTGGGACTTCGTTCACGTATTCGCTGACTGCTTCAGACTGAGCGCCTCGCGCGCACGCGCATTTGGAAGGCATTTCATCGGGAAACCGAAACGCCTTCCGTTTCACACTGCGAGCCACTCAGAGCCCGGCATGGCAACCGGACACCTCTTAAACGCTCGCAGAGTGCGACACAAGCCGGTCTCACTCCCGTAGCAGGCCCGGGTAACCGGACACCCTGACCCCAAGGCGAACCAACCATTCAACTTCGGAGTTCAGATCATGTCCACGATCACCCAAGCATTCGTCCAGCAGTGGGATACCGCTGTTCGGGCTGAGGCAGCACAGCGCGATTCCCGTTTCATGTCTGCGGTCAACGACCGTGGCACGATCACTGGCGAGTCGTTCACCATCAACTTCCTGGGCGACGACGGCAGCCTGCTGGATGCCAACAACGTCCGCCACGGCGACACGCAATGGACCATTCCAGAGCATGCAACGCCTGTGGTCAACATGGCCGACTTCTACAAGGCCTATCCGCTCGACCGCAACGACATCCCCAAGATGATCGTCAACCCTGTGACTGGTGGCGACTACATGGGCTTGCTCATGAACGCCAAGAACCGCCGCATCGACGACATCATCTACCGCGCAGCACGCGGCAGCCAGTTGCGCAAGGACGGCACTTCGCAGGCTTTGCCCGCCACGCAGAAGATTGCTGCAGGTGGCACTGGCTTCACCAAGGCCAAGGTTATCGAGACCAAGAAAATCTTCCGCCGCAACGAAGCAGACGAGTTCGCGGGCGAAGAGCTGTACATCGCCTACAACGATGTGATGCTCGAAGACATCTTGGCCGACACCCAGTTGACCAGCGCCGACTACATGGCCGTGAAGATGCTGCAGAACGGCGACATCTCGGGCAAGTGGATGGGCTTCAAGTGGCTGCCATTCAACGGCATCGAGCTCAACGGCGGCTCCTACTTCACCATTGCCTGGGCCAAGTCTGGCATCCACTTCGGCAAGGGCTACGAAGAAGGCAACGTCACCCGCCGCGGTGACAAGAAGGACGCTTGGCAAGTGTCGATGGGTGCCTCCTACGGTGCCGGTCGTCAGGACGCCAAGAAGGTCGTCGAAGTGGCCTTCACCTGATCAACCTGAAACCGGAGAAACACCATGCCTGAATTCAATTCACGACAAGCGGCGCTGATTGCCTCGGGCCAGAAGGTCCAAAGCAATTCGGACGGCACTGGCCGCACGCTGACGATCATCACGCCAGCAACGGCTGCTTGGGCTGCCAACGACACCATCGCGAGTGGTCTGATGATCCCCAAGGGCTCACGCCTCAAGCTGGGCTCTTTGGTGTCCACGGCTGCGATGGGCGCTGGCATCACGCTCAGCGTGGGCATCCGCAACTTCCGCACCAAGGCTGCAATCACAGGCGCAGGCGGCGCTGCTGGCATTGCCAGTGCGGTGTCCGTGGCCTCTGCTGGTGTGTTCCAACTGAACAACGGTTCGCTCTGCGCGGCTGGTGTGGATCACATCGTGCCGGAAGACGCCGAGGTGTACGCAACGCTGGCCGGTGGCACTCCCACTGCCAACGCTCAGGCGCGGATCGACATTGAGTACGTTCCCTACGGCTGCTGATCGGGGCTGCCCCGTTGAGTAAGCAAGGGGGCCTCTCGGGGCTCCCTTTTTCTTTGGAGATCGCGCATGGCCAGTGATGTGGAGATTTGCAGCAACGCCCTGTTGCTTCTGGGTGCCCGGACGATTGCCTCATTCACCGAGGTGAGCGATGCGGCGAAGCTGTGCGCCAACATCTACCCGCTGGCCAAGCGCGACATCCTGCGCCGGCATAACTGGAACTGCTGCCTGAAGCGCGTGGTGCTGTCGCCCGAGGTGACGAACCCGGCATTCGATTGGAAGTACCAGTTCGCCCGGCCCAACAACTGGCTGCGCACCATCCAGGTGGGCTACAGGGGCGACGAACTGGAGTACGTCATGGAGGGTGTGCGCATCCTGGCCAACACCAACGTTCTGCCCTTGCTGTACGTGGCCGATGTGACCGAGGGCGAGTGGGACTCCCTGCTGGTGAACGTGATGGTCAAGCGCATGGAGATGGATCTGGCCTATCCCATCACCAAGTCCACCAGCCTGCGGGACAGCCTCAAGCAGGAGTTCTACGCCAAAGGCGTGGGTGTGCTGGCCCAGGCCAAGACCATTGACGGCCAGGAGAACCCGCCAGAAGACTGGAACGACTCGCCATTCCTTCAGGTCCGGGGCTGATCCATGAAGGTTCAGACGATCACCACGAACTTCACAGCCGGCGAGCAGTCGCCGCGGCTGCGCGGTCGGGTGGACCTAGATAAGTACAACGCCAGCGCGCAGGAGCTTTTCAACTGCTTTGTGTTCCGCCAAGGCGGCGTCTCGATTCGACCGCCCACGCGGTTCATTGCTGAGGTCAAGGACTCGACCAAGGCCACGCGCATCGTTCCCTTCGTGTTCTCCCGCACCGACGCCTACCTGTTGGAGATGGGCGAGAACTACATGCGGGTGTTCAAGAACGGCGCTGCGGTGGGTGCACCCTACGAGGTGGTGACGCCTTACTTGGCCTCGCAGATCGGTCAGGTGGACTACAGCCAAGGCGCGGACACGATGCTGGCGGCTCACGGTTCGGTGCCGGTCCAAGCCATCCGCCGGTTTGCTGACGATCAGTGGACAGTGGCCCCGGCCACATTCAAGCCCGCTGCGGTGACTGAGGTTGGGGACAGGGCGGCTGTCACCATGACGATCAGCAACGTGGCCGTGGGCGCCGGCCGGACATTGACGGCCAGTGGGGCATTCTTCCTGGCGGCTGACGTAGGCCGCACCATTGAATGGGCAGGCGGCAACGCCACGATCACCGCCGTGGGTTCTGGCACCAGCGCCACGGCCACGGTAAATGCTGCGTTCGGCTCAGCTTCTGCGGTCGGTACGGCTGGCTGGGTGCTGAACGGCACACCCCAGACCACATGCACGCCGAGTGCGGCCAGTCCGCTGGGTGCTGCCTGCACGCTCACGCTGTCCGCTGCTGGCTGGCGTTCTGACGCTGTGGGTGGGGTGGTGGAGCTAAACGGCGGTTTGGTGCGGATCACGGCTTACAGCAGCACCACGGTGATCAGCGGCGTCATCGTCAAGGTGTTGAGCGGCACGACCGGTGCACCAGCCGATGCCTGGGGCCTGCGCAAGGTGGCTTGGAATGTTGATGACGGCTACCCGAAGGCGGTGACGTTCTATCAGCAGCGCACCTGGCTGGCCAACACCCAGCGCTACCCGCAGACCAAGTGGGGCAGCAAGTCCGGCCTGTTCTTCGACTTCACGCCCGGCGTCGATGACGACTCAGCGATCTACAAGACCCTGGACACCGACGAGGTGAACCCCATCGACTACCTGCGCAGCAGCAGCAGCCTGATCAGCCTGACGCTGGGAGGTGAGTTTGAGACGCGCGGCGGGATTGAAAAGCCTGTGTCTCAGACCAACGCCAACATCACCCTGCGTACGCGCTGGGGCTGCGATCAGGTCCGGCCTGAGCGTGTGGGCAGCGAGCTGCTGTTCGTGGAGCGTGGTGGCAAGACCCTGCGCGCACTGGCGAATGAGTCCGAGGGGTTCAGCGCCCGCGACGTGTCCGTGTTCAGTGAGCACCTGATGCGCCAAGGCCTGCGGTCAATGGCTTACGAGCAGGCCCCTGAATCCGTCATCTGGGCGGCCACTGGCGACGGCAAGCTGCTGGCCATCACCTTTAACTCTGAGCAGAACACCGTGGCGTTCTGCAGCGGTGACGTGGGCGGCAATGTGGAGTGGGTTGCCTCAGTGCCGGACGGCACCTACCTGCTGGTTCAGCGCACGATCAACGGCGTGAGCAAGCGCTACATCGAAAAGCTGGACTGGGGCGACTGGACCGACACGCAAGTGATTCGCAACGCCCACGACTGCCGCAAAGAGGTCACCGGGGCTGCATCGACCACTTGGGCGGGCTTCGGACACCTCGAAGGCGAGACGGTCAGCGTCTTGGCCGACGACATCTATGTTGGTGATGTGGAGGTGACGGGTGGCGTCATCACCCTGCCCAGAACAGCGACCAAGGTTTCTGCCGGCCTGCCTTACGTGGCCCGCATTGTTCAGCAGCCGCCCGAGGTGAGCACGGGCACGGGCACCTCGCAGGGTCAGGCCATCTCGACCAACAAGGTGCAGGTTCGGTTCTTCAAGACCATCGGCTGTCAGGTCAATGGTCAGGATTTGCCATTCCGTGCGTTCGATGTGCCTGAGACGCTGGACCAGCCGTTGCAGCCGTTTAGCGGCATCAAAGAGATTTCCACGCTGGGCTGGGCCATGGGCGAGTCCACGCTGACGCTGGAACAGAGGCAGCCATACCCCTGGACGGTGCTGGCTGTCATCCGCGAGTTCACCGTGAACGCAGGCTGAGCATGATCCGCAAGGCCACACACGACGATCTGGACGCCCTGGTGGAGCTGGGCGCTCTGATGCACGCCGAGAGCCCAAGGTTCTCACGGTTGGAGTTTGTGGGCGACAAGCTGCGCGCCACGCTCACCCAGCTGCTGGAGGCGCCCGGGGGGTTCCTTTGGGTGGCTGAGCACGAAGGGCGGCTGATCGGCGGCATGGCCGCTGTGGCTTTGCCTCACTGGTGCAGCAATGACTTGGTGGCCAGCGACTTGGCGCTGTTCGTGGCGCCCCAACACCGCGGCGGACTGGCCGTGCTGCGGCTGGTCAACCGTTACCGGAAGTGGGCGCAGATGGAGATGGCGGCAGCCATCGTCCAGCTTGGCGTGAGCACTGGCGTTCAAACCGAAACCACGACCCTGCTGTTTGAGCGGCTGGGGTTCAAGCGCTGCGGCGCAATCTTGGAGGCATGAGCTATGTGCACCGGAGCGGAAAGCATGCAGATGGCGGGTCAGGCAGCCGGAGGCTACTCCCGCATGGTGCAGGGGAAGTCTCAGCAGTCGCTGGCCAACGCTGATGCGCTGTACGAAAAGGACGCGGCCCAGCAGCAGGCCGAGAAGATTCTGCGCGCTGGCGCAAAGCAGAAGAGCGCGGCGCGCGCAGCAACGGGGGCAAGCGGTGCACGTATCGACGAGTTCTCCATGGGCGCTGAGCAGGAGATTGATGCACTGGCTGGCGAAGACGCGGCCATGACCATCCTGAGCGGGGATCGCCGGGCGCGCTCGCTGCGGTTCTCGGGTGAGTCCGCTGCACGAGCTGGGCGCAACGACTTCAAGACATCGCTGTTCAAGACGGCCAACGACGGCTACTCAAACTGGAAGGGCGCCAAGACCACTAATCAGGGCTGGGATTGGTCTGGTGGCCGTGGTGGGGAGGTCAGCTAAATGGCCAAGATTCCAAGCGGGGAGGGCTTTGGCGAGGTTGTTGCCCGGCCAGTGCGGTACAACGAAACGCAGGTATCGCGCGGCGCTTTTGGCGAGCAGATGGCCGGTGCTGTGGAGCAAGTCGGCAGCGAGCTGGTAACGCAGGAGCGCCGATTGGCAGCCCAGGAGGCGGCGCAGGCCAAGGCCGCTCGGGAAGCCGCAGACCGTGCTCAAGCAGCCATCGAGCTGCAGGGCGCGGAGACTGACCTGGACCTGATCGCTGACGAGGTGGCCGAGGGTGTTCGAACCGGCCAGATCGACAAGGCCAAGGCGACGGAGGAATTCAATCGGCGCTCTCAGGAGCGTGTCAAGACAAGCCTGCCAAACATCCCACAAGCGCACGCGGCATTGGCTCAGGCAGCGCTCAACGGGCGCACTGGCAGACTCGGCCGGGCGGTGGGCAAGGCAGTGACACAGCGCGACCAAGCGGACGTGCGCTCAGGCATCAATCAGCAGTTGGAATATGCCCAGCGGCTGTACCTCAAAGACCCAGTGGCTGCAGACAAGATGGTGGCCGACACCATCGCCGCTATTGGTCCGTTCAGCGGTATGGACCCTGCGGACTTGCAGAAGACCCAGCAGACCTGGCGCGAGAACACTCGACTCAACAAAGCTCAGACCCTGCTGACGGCGGCGCGGCGCGATAACAAAGCGCTGAGCGAGGTGGAGAAAGCCTTGGGCGGTGACGAGTTTGCAGACTTGGACCCTGGCCGCAAAGCCACGCTGTTGGGCCAGATCGAGGGCTTCAAGGTTGCCAACCTTCAACGCGCAGAGGCTGAGGCCCGGCGTCGTGATGCCGACCAAGAGCGCTACCTGCGCCGGGCTGAGGCTGAGTTCAACGCTGCGCAGTCGATCATCAGTCAGGGCAAAACGCTGTCGCCAGAGTACGTTGAACAGGTGACGCGCGCGACCGCTGGCACTCCCTACGCGCGGGCGCTCAATGAGACGCTGCGGCAGGCACCCGAGCGGGCCATGTTTGGCGTGCAGCCTTTGTCCGTTCAGAGAGACGCGCTGATGCAGGCGCGAGCCCAGCTCAACACCCAAGGCACTAACCCGGCGCTTGAGAAGAAGGTGGCTGAACTGGAAAAGGTGCACGCGGCGGCCGTGAAAGACTATGCGGCCGAGCCGCTCCAAGCTGCACTTGAGCGTGGCGTCATCCAAGCGATTGAGCCGATCAACACCCAGAGCATGGCCGGGTTGGTGCAGACCATTGGCAAGCGGGTGGAGCAGGCGGCGATCACCCAGCAGCAAACCGGTGCGCCCGTGTCGCCACTACTGAGCCAAGAGGCGGATCAGGTGGGCCGGATGATCAACATCCTGCCGATTGAGCAAAGAGCCAGCGCATTGGCTCAGGTGTCCCAGGCACTCGGACCACAGCAGGCGGCGGCACTCGCCCGGCAGATCGCCCCGAAGGACAAGGCCCTTGGCATCGCATTGGGCATGGCCGGGGCAAAGACCAGCGCCGGGCGCTACACCTCGGAGTTGGTGCTGCGCGGAGCCCAAGCCATGAAGGACAAGTCGGTCAAGCCTGACAACGCGGCAGTGACCGGCATTCGCGCGAGGGTCACCGAGGAAATCGGAGACGCCTACACCAACCAAGAACTGCGCGAAACCATGATTGAGGCGGCTGTTTTGGCTGAGTACGGCTTGCAGTCCGAGGGCTCAGGCGACATTGGCCGCGCCGTCCGGTTGGCCACGGGGGGTATTGCTGAGCGTGGTGGGCGCAAGGTGCCGCTGCCCTACGGTGTGGACGCCAAGACCTTTGACAAGCGCTTGCGTGCACTGACGCCGGCCGAGATCAAGACCGACCAAGTGCTGGTGGGTGGCAAGCCCATGAGCAGCACCGACTTTCTGCGGCAGATGGGCAATGCGCCTCTGGTGCACGCAGGGC